TCTTTATTTTTTACACAATTAGATATTACATTCTGTATTATTTCTGAATAATCAGCTAAATTATCTTCTTCCATTGGTAAAAATGTATTAGCTTTTACCAAAGTTAGTTGTTCCTTTGAATTAATTTCTCTATAATTTATATGAGAATTGGTAGAAGGTAAATCAACAGTATATAAAAAATATTCCATTATAATACCTTACTTAAAGGTATTAATTTGTCTATTTTGTAACTGGATTAAGAGTAAGAGGTGTTGATGGTATTAAACTGCCACCAGTTGGTTGATTGATATTAACCAATCCAGCTGTACTATTTAATTGTGTAAAATTGGGAGTTGTAACTAAACTTTCAGTACTTGGATTAAGAATAAATTGAGTTGTTGATGGAATTGAACCTGCTGTAGTTTGTTTAGAATAAATAGTAGGACTTACTGAACCTGATGTTGATACTTTATTATTAGCTTTATTTGCATTTCCTAATGAAGCATCTAATCCAGAAGGCTCTAATACAACGTAACTATCATAAGCAAAACTTACACCACAATTTATAAGACCTTCTGATGCTTGTGTAGTTCTCATATCATCTATTCTAGTTGGAACAACATTAAAAAATCTTATAATTTTTCTTTCTATGATACGAGTATTAGGACCAGTTTTTCCTAAATATGCAACATCCATATAATTACATTTTACATTTTTTTCTGACCCTGAAGCTCTACTAACAAGTCCATGATAGCCAACTAATATTATCCAAGGTCTAATAACATAATCTAAAAAAGAACTATTTGTTTCTAAAAATATTCCACGTATTTGATTATAAGCTGCTCTAGCTTCAGCTGTGATTGGTGCTTGATATCCTCCATATCCCAATCCAGTATTATTGACTCTTACGCTTTCACCCGGAACATTTATTTCTCTAGCAAAAACACAACCTATTAAATTTTCTCTTCTTGCTTGATTATTATCATCAATTAAAGAATTAACAGTTGCTTGTGGAATATTCCAATTTGTTCCTCGTGTACCTTCCAAATATTCCAAATAATCTGATAAATTGGATTTTAATGCATTTACAGATTGAAGATTAAAATATACAAAAAATTGGCTTTCTAATGCAACTGAAGTTTTCCAATTGCTTAATACATCTAAATAATAAGAATACGGACTAGTAGCCATTTAAAATACTTATATTCCTAGCTACTAACTAGATTCTGTATTTTATTAAGCAAATGTATCAACTGTATCTTCTGGTTGATACCAGAACTGATAAGCAATACTAGCTTGAAGAGTTACAATATCTCCACCAGTTGTAGAATCTAATGTATACTGTCCAATGTTTGTGCAATAAGCACCAACCAAGAGATAAGTTCTGATTGGAATACCTTGCTTACTCATAAGAGATAAACTTACTTCACCTAAATCTCCTACATTATAAGCACCAGTACTACCGGGAGTAAATCCAGAATCTTGATCATTAAATGTTGCACGAGTCCAGTTGTCTAATTTTTGGCGAATACCTAAATCAGCTGGCATTCTGAATGTTACAGCCCATGTATCACTTCCGGGGTAATTTGCTGTACCGGGTACATTAAATTGAAGTCCCATAAATGGAACTGGAATATTCTTAATTGCTCTTTGTGGCAAAGATGTTGTTGTAACATATACCAAGTCTGATTGATTAAAAACAATCTGACTTGCTCCAGTTGTAATATAATTTAAACGGAAGAGGTTTTGTCTAGCAAAGTCTCTATTAAAAGCTGTTGCATAGAAGTTATTAATATCTTGTTTGTTGAATAGGTTTGCCATATATATTATTTATCCTTATATCTTAGCCAATTAATTCATTAAAATTAACTCCAGTGCGTGTTGCAACAAAGTCTGCTAATATGAATTCAGAAGTTCTTACAGGCTGAATGTAAAGTGATATGTTAAGTTGATTATTATCAATTACATCAGGTGTATTGTTTCTATCATCACATACAATCTTGTAATCATATAAGCCTTCATGAGCCTTTGCTTGATCAAAGATTGGTGATAATGCATTAACTAATCTTGTTCTTGTAGTGAATGTATTAGGTTCAAATACAAAGAACTTGAGGAGATTCTTGGTTTGTTTTTCCAATGTGAGGAAGAGTCTTCTTACATTGATTCTATCAAATGCAGATGGCTTTGTGAAGAGTGTCTTTTGACCAAAGATCACATAACCATCACCGGGGAAGTATGCAATTGGATTTACATTAATCTTATAGAGTAAATCACGATGCTTTTGTGTTGGATTTATAGCAATGTCAATTAATCCATTTAATGTTCCATTGTTAAATCCAGCAGGTGCTGCCCAAGGATACTTGGCTTGTGATGTAGATGCCATTGAAGCAGCTACCCAACCAGATGCAGGAACCCATACTTGTGAATTTGAAGCAGAATCATTTACTTTTAACCAGTTACCATATGTTGCGACATAACTTGAAACATTTGCAGCATAGAGATTTCTTAATGCCCAGTAAACATCTGTTGAGAATACATAACTTGAAGATTTTGAAATCTTTCCGTTACTTCCTTGTACAAATATGTTTCTTAATGGATCTGATATAAATATATGATCTTTTCTGGTATCATTTGCAAATGTTACAAATTTACCAATAATTGATTGATAATCAGTTGCAACTGTATCTGTATTACCATTACTTTGACCCTTTAAGCCGCTTAAACTTAATTGATAGTTTTCATCAAAGTATACAGGAGAATATGTACCACTATTTCCATAATTAGCATCTCTCCATCTTGCTTTTGAAGATGTATAGATAGTTCCTAATCCAGCTTCTGCAACAATATCAAGACTTAAATCGATATTATCAATATTTGCAAGAACTTTATCAAGTTTTGATGGTATATCACCAAGATCATTTACAGTTTTATTTGTAGTTATCTGATATGCACCATTTCCATATAAGTTCTGTGCTTCACCAAGAATTCTTACAGATTTGTTTGGATTTCCGTTATTATCTACCCAAACACCACCATAAGCAATATTTGGATTTGTGAATACTTTAATATTTTTACTATTAGAATTTGCTACTACTTGATCCAAATTAAAGGTAATAGGAGATCCACCATTAGGATTGTTTTGTTTTCTATTTCCATATAATGAACCAGTATATGCTTCTTGGAATACATAATCCAATACAGTTGTATCTTGATTATATATTGAAGGACGGATCTTAAACACAGCAAGTGTTAAGCAATCATTATATGCACTAGTTCCAAAATTAAATGCAGTTGGAACCTTTTCAATAAGTTCTGAGATAGATACTTTAGAATTTACATAAGATGCTGATAATGAGAAATTTAATCTTGTACTTGGTACAGTAATATATGATTGTAAACCATTATTATTAAGATTAATTGCTCTAACACCTGTTACACAATTAAAATCAGTTGCAGGATTATTTCCAGAATTATCTGCTAATGCAATATATGTTCCTTCAAAAAGATTATTAACTACTGCTTTGCTATTGTTAAGAACAACTAAACCAGCTTTTGGAAGATCTGACCAACTAGCAATTGTTGGAGAGAAAGTAATAGAACTTGTTGTTCCAGTAATTGAAGAAATTGGATTTGAGAATGTAGAATTCCAATTTACACCACCTTGAACCAAGGTATCATATTGTGCATCAGTTATAACAAGTGAAACAGGTTCTCCTAAATTATATGTAGAAAGATCACTATAATTTATAGAACTTGTACTGTTTGCATATGTTACGAAAGTTGGGGCATCTGAAGTAGCTGTATAACTTAAAGTTCCTTTTACAGGATATGCTAAAACAGTGTAATTACTACCAAATACACTTCCTGCTGCACTACCATAAGGCATTCTTGTAACATAAAGATTAGCAGGTGAAGAAATTAAAATTTGACGAGCAGATTGATAAAAATAACGTTCTGCTGCATTTGTTGGTAATCCGAATATTGATTCAAGTTCGCTAACACTAGTTACACTTATGATTTCATTAGTAGGTCCTTGATTTGTAAAACCTGTGATAAATACATTATCACCAGTGTTATTACGAACGATTAAACTTTGATCAGTTTCATTGATTTGAATACCGGGGGATGCTATTGTTAAAGTTGCCATATATTGTTATTACTATTTACCTTTGCAAAGTATCGATTTGAACAAGAATTTTATTTTTTTTTATTTCTTGCAGAAAAATCCATTAGTATATATAATTATATATAACATGAATAAATTTTCTGAAATATTAAAAACTGCATTAACTCAATTAGGCGAAGACTATAGCATACAAAGTTCTAATAATCCCAATATTGCACAAGCCGTTAATACCATAGATAAAGCACTTAATGTTAGTGGTGCTGTAAATGCAGATTCAAATGCAAAAGATTTAAGAGATAAATTATTTGGAACATCTCCTGATGATGCAACAAATCCTCTTCACAGTGCATTTGATAAAATTAAACAAAATCCAGATAATCCAAATTTAGAAGATCATGAAAAAGAAGCTTTTCTTTCAGCCGCAGAAAAATTAAAACCAACAACAAATGCAGCTAGTGATGTAGAAAAAATGACAAATCCTTCCACAACTTCGTCTTCTTCTACAACACAAACTCAATCACAAACACCTGCATCAACTCAACAAAATTCTTATACATATAATCCTAATAAATAAAGGAATAATTGTAAATAATACTATATTATATGGGTAAAAAACCCCGATCCAAAAGGGAATCTACCAAGAAACAATCAGGTAGAATTCATCACGAAACAACGACAGTCGTAGAGGCTGGAAAAACTGCAGACAACTCTCCGTATGTCTTCCAAAGAGATAAAATCTCATTTGATTTATTAATCAAAAATTTACCTTGGACAGAAAAACAAAAAGAGATTATTGCTAGATTCTTAGATAAGAAAACAAAAGTTCTCTTACTTAAAGGTCCAGCAGGTACAAGTAAAACTACACTTGCTATGTATTGTGGATTAACACTTCTTAATATGAGAAGGATATCTGATATGGTTTTAGTCAGATCAGCAGTGGAATCTTCTGATTCAAAATTGGGTTTCTTACCCGGAACTCTTGATGAAAAGATTGCAGTTTATCTCACACCTTTCCATGATAAGTTTGAAGAACTCCTTTGCAAAGCCCAATTAGACAGGCTCCAGAAGGATAATCGTTTAACAATTTGTCCTATTAACTTTGCAAGAGGTCTTCACTTTTCTGCAAAATTTATATGTGCAGATGAAGTTCAAAATTTTTCAACAAGAGAAATACACACCTTGATGAGTCGTATTGGAGAATTTTCAAAAGTATTTCTTTGTGGAGATCCAGAACAAAGTGATCTTCCTCATGGTAAATCAGGATTTAATAAAGTCTATGATCTTTTCAATAATGATGAAGCAAAGGAACAGGGAATATTCTGTATGGAATTAGGAGAAGAAGATATTGTTCGATCTGAACTTTGTCGTTATATTACTCATAAATTTAAAGAACTTCAACTTGCAAAACAATTAGAAGAATCACAAAAACAACAACACCACAAGGAAAATCATCATAAAGATATTCCAGTTGTTCAAGAAAAAAGAACTTGGAATCCATCGTAAACCAAGTAAGTACCTATTATGAATAATACAGTAACAAATAAACCCATTGGTTGTACTTTTTGTGGTGCTAATGTTCAAGGACAAATTACTCAAGTACAAAACCCATATACAAAAGCAGTAGAAAATATTTGCAGATGGGTTTGTTCCAGATGTGGAAACTTGGTAAAAACAGGAAAAGTAAGTTAAAATGGATTTGGATAAAACAATAGAAGAATCTCTTGATGGATTATGGAATAATTCGCAATATGGTGGTGTAAATGAACTACCTAGAAAGGATTATCAACCATATAATCCTAGTGGTGGATACACATTTCCATATCAAAGTGGAATGTCTCCTTCTTCTCCTGTAAATCCAGATCCAGAAAATACACCTTCGATTCCTTGGCCCTTACAAACTGTAACAGATGATTTGACAGACAGTTTTATATATCTGGTTGCAGCTATCAAAAAAATGGAAAGATGTGAAAGAGAAAATATTTCCATTTCAGATAAACAAAGGGAAAATCTTAATAAATTAATAAAAATATCAAAATCTGCCCTTGTTCGTATTAGAAATGTAGGTGCAAATGTAGTAAAAATCGTCAATTTGGCTGGAAATCTTCCTCCTCAGTCACCTAGTCAGCAACAATAAAGATTTTTTTCTTTACATTATCTATAAAATAGTAGATAATGCTTATATGAACATTAAAAAAGAAACCTTTATATTCATTAAATCAACCACAACAGTTTTATTTATATCCATGCTAATTTCATTAGCAGTTTGGATGTTGAAAGGAAATTTTATTGCTGCATTTATTCTAGCATTCTGTCTTCAATATATCATATTTGGATTCATTGGTGGAATTGTTAATAATTATTTTTTCCATAAAACTAGGCAAAAAGAATTGGATAAACTAGAGCAATTGTCTTCTATTTTAGAATGTGCTTATTGCAAAACTAAAAATATCATTACTTTTATTCCAGATGAGAATGAGCGTGTAGAATTTGTTTGTGAAAAATGTGATAAAACAAACTTAGTTAATATTAACTTTACTGTGGCAAGAATTACAGAACCTGTTGTTCTTACTACAATTCCAGCACCTACTAAAACAATCTCTGATGGAGAATAATATGAACAAAACAAACACACTAGATTGGTGGGATAAAACCCATAAGGAAGCATCAACAATGGCACGATGGATGGCTTTATTTGAAGCTGTTAACATTGTTGCTGATAAAGCTTCTGAAAAGGGAATTACTCCTGATAAGATTGAATATAAGCCCAAGGCTATTCATGAATATATCAAATCAACTCAAGATATTATTTTAAAGAAAATCTTGGAGCAAGAACACAAAATTCAAATTTGTTATTCAGAAGAAGAAGATAATTTTAAAGCGGAAATTATTTAATAATTTCCATAGACAGAAGTATTGTCGCAGGGATTATCATTTTGATAATCAAAATTGTTAAGACCTGCTTCATCTGCTTTATCATTATCATCTAATTGATTATTTCCAAGACCAGAACCCGGACCATTTGGTGCAAAGCTTGAATCATATCTCTTAGCCTTGAAAAACCAAACATAGTGTCCACCAAGAGGATTCCCTTGAAATTCATCAATTACTTCTGTTAATTGATAAACAGTAGGTCCTCTCTTTGGATAATTTAAACGATCAATTCCATATTCTTGTAATGTCATCACATCACCAGCTTTTGGTTCTGTTCCAGCACCAAATATAGCTGTATATAAATCAGGATGTATAACTCCTGCCATATCACTATCTGCAACAATACCAAACTTTGATAAAAGTAATGAATCATTATTAAGATTTAATAACACAATCATTGGTTGTGCATCTAAAAATCCAGCAGCAGGATCTTCTCCATAAAGAAAATTTGAAGCAGATAAAGTTGTTGTATTTGAATAATACAAAACACTTTGTCCGTTTATATTAATCTGCTCTTTCCACCAACCAGAAAAATTTCTTCTTTCAGCAAGATTATTATCTTTGTTAAGATATCTTAGGCTTTCCATATTATTTCATTCTACTTAAAGAATATTTGTTTCTAATAGAATCAAAATTTATTTTTATACCAGTTTGTTTGATTGCTTTAGAATAATTTTTATCTGGTATATGTTTAATACCATATGTTTTTAAAAGTCTTGCTGCTGAAGGTGCAGATATAGTCCAAACACCAAACTTTTTATTTTTAACAATATTATCAACTAAAGGATCT